GGCTACTTCTACGACTTTATATTCGAATGAAGCATTTAAAAGATCTGAATTACCACCACTAGGTAATGGGGCAGTAATTTCAGCTTTAGGAATAAAAATTTCATATTTATTCCCATCTGTATCAGTGATTGGAACTTTTAATGAAATCGTTTTGTTAGTGAATTGCTTTTCATACATATCGGATGTATTGCGTGACCAAGCTGCGGTAAATGAACCTGTACCTGCAGCAAGCATTTCTAGGATTGCACGTGCATCAATACCACCACCTAAACAGCGTTGTAGCTGCATTGTGTTATCCCAATTAAATGTAAAAGCGGTCAAGCATGAAATCCCAGCTTGAGAAACGCCGTCAATTAAAATGTCACCTACAGAGACATTCGACATTTTAGGATTGTTATCTGCCGCTGTAATTGTTCCAGCCGGTGCTGAAGAAAAGTTTGTACGACCAAGAGCCATAAGGCCGAAAGTCATTGTAATTAAGCCAGCTTCAGGAATATCAATTCCAAAAGTGTTTACATGACACCCACGGAAAACATGGTAGTCATTAACATCTTCAAAGCCACGTAAAACAGAAAATGTTTGACGAAGTGTGCCACCAAAAGTTAATACATTTGACGACCAGTTATTAAAAGCAGCTGCAGCCATTAAGTCTTGAACTAATGAACTGTACTTCGCTTCACATTTTAATTCACCGGCATACTCTGCACCGGTAATCATTGATGAACGTGCAATACGGCCACTTGTGATTGAGTTAGAGTCTTCCTTTGTTACTGTCGCATCAAGGCCATTTTCAGTAAATTCAAAGGTCGTACGTGCGAAGGGTGAAGGTGTGGTACCAACAGTGGTTTCCTTCGCGATTTGTGTTATCTGACGTGCACCACTCGACATATCTATATACTCCGACGTTAGGCATAAAAAAAGCCACCCGAAGGTGGCTATAAAATTAGGGACGTAAAAAAACCGCCCTCAGGCGGTAACTTCTTTAAAACTTAATATCAATCATCCAAATCAACACTTACTCCAGTAACAATATTTAAATTTGGTCCATTTATGCTATTAACATTAGCGAGGCGAATTTTTACATCAGAAATACATAATTTATTAGACAACTGCCATTTACTTAGCTCCTTAGCCATTACATCTGCCAAGTGTCGTTCAAGCTCTTGTTTTTTAATTTCAATTTCTTCTAGCGTCAGCATGTAAGACATATCAATTCACCGTAAATCCAATCGTCACATTGTACTGCAGAAAGTCAGCATCTTTACCCGCATCTATCGTTTGACCTTGAAAGCATTCTAAATGCCCAATCCTGAAATATTCAAAATGTGAAAGTAATGCAACACTTAGAATGGTTATTGCCTGGTCTCCCGTGTCTGGTCTTGCAAAGCATTGAATCAAGATATTCCCAGTACGTCGAGTACAGGGTGTATCGGCTAACCCAGCAATTAAACTTGGACCCCATTTAATGGTTAAGCGGCACCATAAGCCCTTTGCTGGTGCTAAGAAGCCTGGTGCATTTGGATAATGGATTCTTTCTTGAGAAATTCCTGTAAAGGCCATCATACGGTCGACTATTGCTTGTCTAGCTTGCTCTAATGTCATTGGCATCTTAGCCACCATATTTTTGAGTAATGTAAGTGAAAGTAGTGCTGTAAATACCAAGAGGTGCTTGATCAGACCAACCGTTTTCTAATCGCGGACCATAGGCTTTGTTGTTTTGAATAAAGATCAGATTTCCAAGCTTAAACTTGACTGCTTGAACTGCTGCATCTTGAACTGGATTAGTTGATGGTTCACGAACACCATAATCAGCAGTTCCAATAGATACGATATGAGAAGCTCTGTAAGCACCTGTATCAACTGGACTCGAAACTACAAGTGATTGCACGGTATCCATCGTGATTTTCTTTACTTGTTCTTCAGCATTTTTCACCACATCAACACTAAAGCTAGTCGGCTTTTTCCCCTTCCATCCCATTGCTCACCTCGCTTGCTTCGTACATTTCAAATAGGTCTTGAGCGATCGCTTGAATTGAATATGCTTCAAACTCAACACTTGGTTCACTTTCACCCATTCGCTTCTTTACTATTTGCCAAACGTGAACCGCTTCATGTAAAAGCAATCCATATACTTGAATTTTGTCTTTATCCGCCGTATCACCAATTTGGACGATTGCATATGCACCATCAGAAAAAGTACTAACCTGTGCATCCGCTCCCATATCCAAAAATTGATCAGCTTCATCCATATCTTCAAATAACAAATCCATGTGAAGCTGATTTCTAGCAAGCGTGTATTGCACATGCTGAAAAGGTGTGATGTACCACTCTGGAACATATTCGGTATTAACCATTTTAGCCCCTACACTTTTCGAAGCTGACATTTCCAGCTTGCACTGATTGGATCTTGTTTGATATGCATGATGCGATATGTACCTTGCGCCGTACTCCATTCGTCATCAATCATCGGCTCTTTGGTAACTTCATTCTGCAGCACAGTTGCCTTTTTATCTGTGGCCAGTACTCCGAGAGTTTGTATTTCATATTGATTGTATGAGCCAAACAGAACGCCACGCCCCTCATAATGCTCAATGACATTTTCAGAGGTGTTTGTTTTAGGGTTCCAGTTGGTACTAACAACCCTGTCACATGTAAATGTTTGGACCGCATCCGCCAGATCCTCATTAAATGCTTCAGCAATATCTGCCTGAATTTCGTCACGTAAGCCCATATCATGCCCTGTAAAGTGGTATGCCAAAGCCATTAAAACTTGCATTTGGATCTTTCAATTCAAGTGAATCAATAAAATCAATTGCTATCTGTTCAAAGCTAGAGATTGCTTCAGATCCGTCCTGATATTCTTTTTCTGACTCAACAGAATCAGCTTTGACCTTCTTACGCTTCAACTGCTGGTCTTTGCCGTTATAAATTACTTTGGCCAGAATTCCTTTGATAATTTCACAAGCCGCGTCCTTAAGAAGTGGATCAATAGGATCTGGTACAAAACCTATTCTGTTTTTCATCCAGACATTTGCCAGTTTAACCAGACGAGCTTTATCACTGTCTGGTGCAAAATCGCTGCCCAAAATTGAATTTGCGTCATCTACAGTAATAAAGCTCATTGCATTATTCCTTAGGGATTAATTTAAAAAGTTCTGCTTTTGTTGCTGACGGCTTGTAACCAATATTTTTACTAGCCAAATACTCTTTTAATTGATCATTTGACCAGTTTTCAAAATCATTAGCTGCCGTTTCTGTAGCTGGGTTTTCTGCCGATTTTCCAGCTTCCAATTCAACAATACGTGCCTGCATTGCAGGAATATCGTTTTTAAAAGCTTCAAATTCAGTTTTTATACCGACCACTTGAGCTTCAGCATCTTTGAGAGCTTTATCTGCTAAGACTGCTGCATCTTTTAATCGTGAATTCTCAGATAACAACTCTGACTGGTTGCCACCAGCCTGCTCTAAGATGGCAATTTTCTGCTTAAGCTGAGTGTTTTCTTCAACTACCTTTTCACACTCAGCTTTTGCATCATCAATCACAGTTTGAAGTTCAGGGGTGACTCCTACCTCGACATTTACCGTGGCCAAAGTCGTTTTTTGTGGCTCTTCCAACTTACGAACTTCAACTGGAACTTCTAAAGATTCGTAATCCTTTTGAATCTTTGGATAATTACCGTAAATAATTACCTCTTTTGCTTTCAAATTTGGGTTTTCATAATAGTCAGGGTTAGCAATAATGCCCGTCTCTAATGCAGCAGCTGCTGCAATGCGTGTATAGATAATCTTCATGGCGCTTTTCTCTTAATAATAAAAAGAGGGCTTATTAGCCCCCTTAGGTTTTAATTTTTAGGTTTTAACCAGTTGTCGCTGTACCTGATAAATCAAGTAAGGTACCTGCTGTCATTTTGTTGCTGGTTGCATATTTAATCCAGTTAGCGCTTGAACCAAGTAATGTAAGGTCAGGATTTTCACCTTTCGATGTATCCCAACTATAACCAAGAATATCTAGGTTAAATGCACCTTCAGCACGCATACCGATTGCTAAGTTTTCTTCATCATTGATGTCATAAGCTCGGAAGCCCGGTACTTGTGATTCAGTTACTGTTACAGCACCATACTGCAAGCCAAAAGCATCGTTATCACCTACAGCATCCGTCACCAATACCGGCTTTCCTAAGGTTCCTGGTAAACCACCATAGATAACGATTTCAGATTCACCGTAAATTTGCTTAGTGATAGCATCATCGACAATATCGAAATATGTATCTGAGTTCATCACCCATAAGCCAATTCGGCCAAACTTATCACCAAACTTTCGCATACCACGAGTTAATGCTTTGCGGCCATCAACAACGATACTTCCTTTCGCAACCATATCGGGATTACTAGAAATAGCAGCTTTTAAAGAAGCTAAACTGTACTCTAATCGGCCTGCAACCAATGCATCTGCAAGATCGTAACCAACAACCATAGCAAATTCTTCTGGTGTACGAGCACGGCGCTTAAATGCCTCTTCAGTTGATGCATAAGGACCATATTTATATGGGACTTTTACGCCTACAGACTCACCAGAACCAATTTTCTCTGGAACTACTTTGGCGGTTGAATTCACATCACGATGTTTGATGCTACCGCCCACTTTGTAGAATGCTTCTTTATTGAAATCACCTTCAATGATCTCATTGCGATAAACAATTGCACCATTAGAGGCTTGGTTAAATACATTCAAATTATCTTGCAAACGCTCTAAATAAGCAGTTTGAGCCAATTGATTATAGATGATCATGTCTGAATTAACTGTCGTAGTCATAACTACTTATCTCCAAATATTTAATGATTAGTTCGGTAGTTTTAGGAAGGCATCATTGCCATGTTCTTTGATGTAATCTGCTTTCTGAGAAACAGACATTTCACTGCGTTTCATTCCAGTAGGTGCTCCACCTTTGCCCCCACCTTGAAAACCGCCACCAGTTCCTTTACCACCTTTAAGAATTAAGTCTTTATGCTGGTATCCACCAACCAATGACTCTAAAGCTTCATCAACATTTGCAAGTTCACCCGGGCGGACACGTGAATAAATCTTTTCGCCGTTCTGGTCATATGCAACCACCTTGCCCTCTTCGATTTTGAAGTGATGACCAAAGGTCGCTTGCACCATATCCACAGGTACTGCAATGTTGTCTTGAATGTACTTAGAACGAGCAAAACCACCGCCGATTAGCTCTTTATGCAATGAGGCCTCAAGAGCATCACGTTGCTCAACAATCGGGGCATATTTTTCTTCAACTGCTTTGATAGCTTCAGCTTTAACTTTCTCAACTTCACCGGCATCCACCAGCTTTTTATCATCGAGATTTTGGATTGTTTGTAAGGCCTTTTTAGCTGCCGCAGGGTCTTCGATTCCTTCAAAAGCTTTTAATGCTTTTTCAGCTGCTTCTTTGGCTTCACGATGTGTTTTAGCTTCATTGTTTAAGCGTGCAATTGTTGCTACCGAATGAGGTGCATCATGTGGCATTTCTTTGCCGTCATCATGAATATAGATCGGCTTATCGCCGTCTACTTCCGCATAAACTTTACCGTCGATCGTTACTGTTTTAAGTTTCATTGGTCATCCAACCTATATACACAAGTGGGCATCCGCCCGGATTCACCGTCCGCATCCGCTTCCGGCAGACATTAAAAAAGCGCCCCTAAGGACGCTTTATTTCGATTAAAAACTTAGAAGTTTGTGGCAAATAAACGATAACCTTCGAGTTCCCAAAGTTTATTTTCGGCTGACTTTTCTGCGTTGCTTCGAGCTATACGCTCACCCATTTCAGCATCAAAGTTTTCTGCATTCACACATGCGCTAAAACCCGTTGCTAGAAAAAATTTTCCATCTAAAAATGCATGTACAAAAGTAGATGTTGTACCTCCAGGGCGCTGCTCCACTGTATATGTAACGCGGTCCATCATCGCATCAATTTGCGCTTTAGTTACTCGGGGTGCCACAGACTTTTCCGCTAACTCTTGCTCTGTTACTTCTTTGGTCATTTCTTTCTCACAAAAAAAGCACCTTAGTGTGCTGGTTAAAATTAAAATATGCTCAAGACGCCTGAAACTTAGAGTCCATTAATAAGTTCAACAAGCTTAGAGTTTGCAGCATTCGACACATCAGTATTTAACTTCGTAACCTTCAAAAGTGAGGTCAATGCTTCAATTGAATGCAGATTTGCATGACGAACATCATAAGTATTAACCCCTGCGCCCGTAACAGTTACATGGGATTCCAGACTTTTAATTTTTGGTGCTTCAACCGCTTTAAGTGATGGGTCATCTAAATTCTGGCCAACCTCAACTGCCTCACCTTCGATTACTTGTGGTTCAGAAGGTGGTTCAATAATTTCAAATCCGAGCTTTTTTAAATTTTCAATGGCAGATGTAAGTGCAAACGGATTGTAATCACCAACAGGTGAACCTTCAGGAATCAAATACTCGCCGTTTACTTGCACTCCAGAGTGAAGTTTTAGGATGCATATAATGCGTTTAGGTAGTGCATCTGGTGATGCTTGGTCCACATTGAAATATTCAACATTTTGAACTAGCTCTTGAAGTGTTTGCGGTTGCTTTGTCATGATGACCTCATATAAAAAAAGCACCCGAAGGTGCTATGGTTTGAATTAGGTTTAATGCGGAATCTGTGCTGTGGGCTGTTTGAAGTTGTATCCTAAAATAGCCATATATCTTGGAATCAACTTCCTTACAAAAGGCACAACAATAAGATTTGTACTTAGGATGTATTGTGCTTGAGTCATAGTTATTTGCTTCATAACTTCGACCTCTTTTCAAGTTTTCTAAGCCATCTACGCAATCTGTATTTTGCTCGAGTAGATAGTTGAATTTTCCCCTCACCACTTAAAGTAAAATTCATATTCCCAACCTCTTGAACAATTGTTCGTCCAACATGCGAAGTTGGTCGAGTGTATAAAGACGTCCATCCGGATCGAAGAACTTTTCAAAATCAAATTTTCCCTCTTTGAAGAGTTTGTAACGCTTTGGTCCCAACCATTCTTTTTGAAAGAAGTCATCTGTCTTTTTGAAGAACTCTTTAAATGTTATGTTTGCATCCATTTGCCCAATCAACTGATCACGCTCTTCTTTGGGGATGTCTTTCACTCTTCTCTCATCCATCACAAAAGGACGCTGACCAGCTAAAGAACCGTCTTTCTCAACTGGTACCAGAATGCTTCGACAATTTGGATGTAATGGAGGAACGCGCTTTGCTGGGTCATTTATTTCCCAAAAGCTTCCATCAAGGGATGCACAAAGTTTTGAAGTTCTTCCATCAAGAACACTCACAAATCGCACATATTTGAAGCCAATTTGATCAAAACTTTTTAAATATGCCTGGTTAGCTACATGGCTCCGAACCGTTCTTACAGTGCGCTCAATGTCTGATTTTGTGCTGTTGAGTAATCCGTCTTCATAATTTAGCTTCTTGGTACCACGGATACGCTGAATAATCTCACTATTAGTTTTGCCAGTGTTAATACCATCTCTGATTGCATATTCAACTTTTTGACGGGCAGCTTCAGTAATTCTTGATAAAAGATCATCAACTAGGGCACCACCAGCCAATGGTACCTTTTTAGCAGCAGAATAGAACTTGTCACCGCTAAGAGTTTTATTTTTCGCTCCGTATAGCTTGGCTATGTAATTAGCTTCATAAACCGCTAAAGCGGTAGCAGAGACGGTGAAAGCTTCAGGTAAGCTTGTATTTACACTAGCAAACCATTGGTCAATCAAATCTTTAATCTCTCTGAGGTTTGACGTTGTATACTTCCCACCAGCTAAAGCAATTTTCTCTGAATCATTAAGTTCCTCTAATAGATCACGCAGCTTTGAAAGCATTGCTTTTGTATCATCATTAAATAAACCTAATAATTCATTAACTGTTTTTGATGAAGCGCGAAAAAGATATGCTTGGTGTTGAGTTAGTGCCTCTAAGAGTTCTTTGATAGTTGCCGCCATATCAATTCACTCCTTGATTCAAAGTCCCATCCTGTTCAGCTTCAACATTTAGGATTTCTTCTTCATATTTTTGTTTAGGAAACATTCCTGTTTGGTTGTATTCCCACCAAGATTTGAATGAAGATCTACCTTGTAAAGCTGCTTCAAACAATTGACGAGCCAACTCAGCTAAATAACCTTGCTTGTTAAATTCCTGACTAATTTCGAACATCAGTTCATCTTTAGTCAGAACATCAACATTAGGTACTACAAATTTAGCAGCCCAACGTAAAGCCATAGACAAAGCTTCATTCATATTCACAACACAAAGTGAAAGAACGGAATGCTGCACGGCATCATCACTGTTAGATTCAGTAGCAGTCTTTTTAGCTGCGGAACCTTTTTCAATAAGTCGAGCACCAAGCTCCTTCATTTGCTCCCACTTATCCTTCATAGCTTCCCGTGCTAATGTGTTTGGATCTGCTTGTACAATCCCCAAATCACCGTTTTCAGGTAAAGGTAATAGAACTTTCGCACCGATATAAATGCCACGCTTTTTAGCCTCGTCATACCAAGCCCAATTAACTCCCTTAGCATAAAACTGTGGTTGGCCCATATAAAAAACGGACTCTTGAAAGTCCGCACTATCTCTATAATGAGCTAAATTAAGATTAGCCAATGGGAGCAATGGAGGCTTTTTAATCTCTTCAGAGTTATCAATAGCCCCCACAAAAGTGAATGGAATATAAGACCAGAAATCCCCGTTATTATCAGTGGGATACTTCTTATCTTCGCCCTTCCATGTACCCTTGTCGCCTTTTGTGTAAACTTGAACTGTATAGATGAAGTTTCCTTCATTATCAGGCTCTAAACGAAGTACTCTGTATTGCTCTACCTCAGATTTGCTAAAGCCATCAGCGCCTCGTTCTGAAGTAAATTCACGGATGACCACCAAGCAAAGCTTTTTCTGGTTATCAATCATCATTGAATCCCAATTGATCACATCAATGGCATTCAATAAGTGAATCATCGGGTAGGCTTTTTGCTGTTTAAACTCCGCAAGATTTCGAGCCGGTGTAACTGCAGGATAGTCAACATATAAAGCACAACGATAATGCTTTAATAAATGTCGGATCCCGTTCTGTGCCAATTGATAAGCACTTAATCCCGCGCCGTTAGCATTGCGTTCTAAGTGAGCTAGTTCTGGAGGAAATTTAAAACTTGGATCGGTTGCAAAAGCTGCACCAACTAAACTATTAGATGTAGTCCCCGTTACTTCATAAAAGACTGCCCGAGTACGATAAGCCTCATAAGCACTTTTATTTGCAGGTGATTGATCATGAGCATTGGGTTTCGGAAGATACTTTTCTCCTTTAGCCTTTACAGCATCCTCGCCTTCACACACATCATCTAGCTTCTGCCAATATGGCAAGTTTTTAACATATTCAGGATGTTTAAAAGTTACGTCACTCATCGAGCAAATCCCATATCAGCAAAGAAGGCCTCAAAACCTCCATTCAATTCATTAAATGCATCTGAACCAGCATCAACTTGGTCGTCATGCGTTCCATTTGGAAAATTGCGAAGCTCTTCAATAAAGTCTTTATTCCAATCACCTCTAAGCATTCTCACGTTACCCACGTTAACTTGCGCCGCAAAAGGTTGTGCACGTGTGAGTTTGTCTCCCGAAACTGGTTTGGCTTTGACGTCATATCCTGCAAGAAGTTTTACGAATGCACTAGCTTGTGATTTACCAGCTTGACCAGGATCTTGAGGAATCCTTACCGTTACGCCCATCCCATCTAACTCTGTGACTTGTTTTAAGCGCTTATTAACATTGTCTGGACCAAGCTGTCCTCTTGTAACATCGACAATGTAAGTAAAACCATCTGCGCCAAGAGCTTCTCTAACACCTGCTGTAAAGTCGCCTTCATTCTCAGTAGCACCAAAGTCCCAAGCCCTTACTTGCTTCACTACATCAGCAGGTAAAGCATCCACAATTTCAATATTGTCAGGCTTAAAAAAACCACCTGCTGGCGGTGATGGCATTTGACGATATTGCCCGGCAAAAACATACGGCGCAGCTTGCTCCATTTGCTTCAACTTTTGAATATTGTGTTTTGCTGGCCACAATGCAGATCCGTCTTCTTGAATAGCCGAAAGACATAGATGCTCCCACACTTCACCGTTACCACCAGCTACAGGAACGCCGTCTTTTCTATCACCTAGCAGCCATCCAGCCAAATCATCTTCATGAAGACGCTGCATAATGACAATAATTGGCGTTTCTGGTGAGTTAGTACGAGACTCGAGAGTATTTTGGAACCAGTCAATTACACCTTCACGGATAGTTTTTGATTTGGCTTCATCGGCCTTATGCGGGTCATCAATGATGATGCAACCACCAAAGCCTTCACGCATTTTGCCTGCACCAAAACCTGTAATGGTACCGCCAGTACCAGTCGCATAGCAGACTCCGCCTGCATCTGTGCGCCAGAAATCCTTAGCTTTACTATCCTCACGTAATTTAAGATCAGGAAAGACCTTTTTATAAGCCTTTTCTTGAACCATATTACGAGTCTGAAATGCATTATTTGCGGCAAGCATTGCCGAGTAACTGATATGAATAAACTCACAGTCAGGTTTCTTTCCAAAACACCAAGCCATAAAATTAATTACAGCAATTTCAGTTTTTGAATATCGAGGTGGTACGTTAATAATTAACCGCTTAGTCTCACCGCGATAAACTTTCATTAATGCTTCGCAGATTTCTAAGTGGTGCCAATTTTGCATCCATTTGTAGCCTCGGCGCTCCTTAAACATGTACCTTGTAAAGAAATATAAATCTTCTTGCGCCTCGATCTGGATGGCTTTATCCCGAGCCGCATCAGTACTCATCTAAGACTTCCCTCCGCGCTTTTAAGTAATCTTCCATTGGAACTGGAATTTCAGAATTAACTGTTTGAACTGGTCCGCCGTCTTTGCCTGTAATTTCTTGACGATTAGTAAATTGACCACCAATGTCTTTAGCGGCTTGCTCAAGAATTTTTAAGGCTGTTTTGACGTTTCTAGTCTTCTCAAGCTGTCTTTGGTATTGCTTCAGTCGGTAGTACTTATTAGCAATAGGAATATCAATTAAGCCTTTATCAAACTTCTCTCTGGTTAATTCAAAAAGCTCAACAAACTTCTTGCTTAAGTTTCTGCCCGAATATTTTGTTGGGTCATAGCATTCGCATTGGCTACGACTAATATCAACTCCAAACTCTTGCTTGACCTGTTCAACCACTTCTTGAGGGGTATCACGGCATGCAAGAGCTTGAACAATAAATATTTTCACAGGCTCTTTTAGTGCTGCCATAAATTCCCCTTCGTACAGCTACGTACAGCAAACAGGACAAAAAAAAGAGCCATAAGGCTCAATTGATTACACAGTTCCCGCAGCATCTCGCAATATCTAAATCAGAAACAAACGGCGGATTTTTTGCGACCTCAATAAGTCGCTTAACATTCTTACTTGGTCCCCACCGTTTAACTACGCCAATAAACTCTTCAACGTCATGACCAGCAAGATAGTGCTTAGGCAGACCAGAACTATCGCTATAAACAATTTCTCCGTCCTCGTCTCTCATCACTCCAATGTGGTAAAGCTCATGTTCAAGCAAATAACAGAACTCTGTATCGTTTGCACGCTCACAGAAAGAAGCGTCGACAGTTATTAAGTATGTTGGCACAAAACCGAACCAGTCACGCATCTGTTGCTCTTGTCTAGCTTTACGCCAGCCACCGACGTTAAACATTACTTTTTCACACTGCCCCAGCACCATCGCCTGCTTGCTTTTATATGCAGAAGAGGCCCAAGCAAATGCCAAGAACTCTTCATTATCATGAAGTAACTCAGCAATATGATCATGATCTGGATTATAAAGAGGCCCACCAATCGTTAAGTAATTAGCCACAACCCATTTTTTTAGGTCTGGAGCCGGTATTAAACGAATTGCTTCCTCTTCTTCAGCTTGATCAATAAAATCAGTTGGTGGAAACGGTCTGATCTGATCCATTAAATATTTGCCTCTTTAAGTTTTTAAGCCACTGACTAGCAAAATGAGCTTGTATCTGTAACGGGCCAGATTCATTAATTTTAAAACTTGGTGCTGCCTCTAACCGAACAACCGTATATCCCATTGCTTCAGCATCATCGTATCGATCCATACTCCAAGCTTTATCTTTGAGCTTACCTTTTCGACCACCTGACCATGGACCACCCGCAATTTCGACCAGAATACGATGTTCAATTAAATGAAAATCAAATCGCCAATGTTTTGTAGATTTAAACTTAAATTTCTTTTCATATTTGATTTCAAGCACATCTAATGCATGAGTAAATTCTTCTTCAGCTTCTAGGTATTTTTGAGTTGCTTTGGGTAATGGGCGGCTTTTTGGTTTTGTTCTTGGTTCTTTTTTTCTTGTAAGCCAAAAATAATCGTTACTGTCCATATAAGGCCGTCCGTAAATTATTAACTTGCTTTTTTAATCTAAGAATTATTCTATCGATAACTAACATTTCATCACGGCTAAGACCCGATCTGGAGAGATTTTGATAACGCTCAAGTTCCTGTGAATATTTATCCAGATTTTTTTTAGCTTCGTTTTTGTCCATTTATCCAGCTCACTTATGTTTATTAAGACGACGAGCAATAAGGCGTTTTTTCTTTTGACTTAGTTTGTTAGGTTTACTCTTTACTGTATTTGCCTTACAGCTCAAAGGTGATGCGTGTCCACATGATGCAACCAAGGCGCTTAAAACACTTAGTTTTGTATTTAAGGCCATTAATCCAGCAGTTGTGGCTAGTAATAATCGGCTCATACGCACTTTTATTTCTCCAAAAAGAAAAAGCCCCTCCAATAACCATTTTTTAGAGGGGCCGTTTGCGCCGCAATTATTACGGCAAACTTTTAAACCAAATTATGAGATCAATAATTCATAATTATCAGTTCATTACTTTTCTTACTCTTAGCAGCCAAATCACGACCAACAGAATAATTAATTGAAGTACATGCAAAATTAAAACCTTTAAAGATTTCACGAATCTTTTCATGATCATTAATTGATAGCATTACCTTCCCTTTGCAAGTCTTCATCTTTTCAGAAAGAAGTTCATACTGATCTAATGGAAAATCTACTCCATAACCTGCTGTATCTAGATACGGCGGATCAGCATAAAAAAATGTATGTTCCCGGTCATACTTATCAAAGCAAATATCCCAGGACAGGTTTTCAATATAGACTCCATTCAAACGCAAATGTGCTGCACTTAAACTTTCCTCTATCCGCAAGAGATTTAAAGAGCGGCCTGTTGTTGCATATCCAAATGTCTGCCCAGAAACCTTACCACCAAACGCATGTTGCTGAAGGTAATAAAATCTTGCAGCTCGCTGAATATCCGTTAGTGTGTCTGGTACTTTTAGTTTTTCCCATTCAAAAATCTGGCGACTTGAAATGCACCATTTGAATTGACGCACAAATTCTTCTAAATGGTTCTGCACTACCCGGTACAGATTTACCAACTCGCCATTCAGATCATTTATTACTTCAGTTCTTGCTGGTCCTTCTCTTAAGAAGAATAATGCTGCTCCACCACAAAATAATTCCACATAACATGAATGTTCTGGGAACTTACACAACAAATCCTTAGCCAAACGGGTTTTACCACCTTGCCATGGAATTATTGGTTTTGATTTCATAAAAATTTTCCTGTGCAAAAGCTTATATTTTTGATAGCCTTCGCAAATCGTGTGCACGATAGCTGGGCTTGGCTTTTGGCAGGCTACATCTGTCAGGAGGTCGAAGTGCTGTTACCGCAGTACTTCGTCCCCAGTTTTACTCGATATAAAAAAACTCGGTCTCCATTTGGGACCGAGTTTTTTATTTATTTATTTTCTAATGCAGTAACACGTGTCGAAACTGCATTTAAGCCATTATTCAAAGTAGTGATTGAATTACCTTGGCTTGTATTTACACCTTCCACACTAGTAACTCGGGCATTCAAAGCACTTACTGCTGTAGCATCAGCTTTATTGCTAACAGTTCCTTGAAGAGATGTAATTTGAGTTTTTAGAGCTTTGATTTCATTCTCTAATTCAGCGTTTGTCATAGTCATGCTGTTTATTCCTAGAATTAAGACTAAAAATAAAAAAACTCGGTATCCTTAAGGACCCGAGCTTTTAATGAGGCCATAAAAAAGCCCACCTGTTTAGATGAGCTTTTAAATGCAATTTGGTCTAATTTATACTTCGACCAATTTAATAAAACTATACCTCAAATAGCACAAAAGTGGAAACTAATTTCTTGCTTCATTTAAGGTTTCTTTCTTATAGCGTTCAGCGATTACAGTAGCTTTTAAAATTTCTTCATTAAGCGCGGCAATCATCATATCTTCGTATCGTTTCCATGTTTTGCGGTATACCTCCGGATCCATTTGGAAACTTCTAATGCCGGCATAAACAAGTCGACCAGGATCCTTATGTGCGTTTTCTAATTCGGGATCTAAAGCAAAATCAATAACAATACGAGCAATTAACCAAGCTAAGTGGTAAATAGCTATCCCCTTAGGCTCTCTTCTTTTATCTTTCTCTGCTCCATCAATCATTATTTTAGCTAAATGATTGCGAACATATTCATAATCCCGTTGGGACTTTCCTTCGGTCATAATGACCATTGCAACTGATTTTGTTAGTTGATCACCCATTGCAGCTACCACCCCTAATTTGTCATGAAAGTCTATTGACCTCCCATCAGTACATCTAACGTTCGCAGCACCAAATGAAGGTGATTTCGGGTTTAAGCCACAAACGAACCATTCAAAAATAGAAAATCTTGACCAATCCATTACAACTGTAGTCATAAGATAAGCACCCCCTATACCTTAATTATTCAATAACGTTTGGAACTCACTAAATGACAGTTCCTCAACTGGTTCATCTACACTTGCTTCTTGATCAAGCGCCCAAGGATTCACGTAAACTTTATCTCCACATATCACTGCGAGCTTTCCATGAAACTGGCAGCCTGAAAATTCCAGACTATATTTTTCAACAAACAATCCTGCTAAAACCTCACAATCATCTGTAGTCAAACTCGTTTCCATATTAATTTTTAATATGAAAAACCGCTTATCTGCCGTCCAGCCTACCGTTTCAATGTCGCTCATAAACTTTTCTCAAACCTCTCTAATATCAATACCGTGTACAGTTTTCATTAAATGTTTCTTATTGCGATAACTAGGTAATTTCCTAGTAGCAATAGACTTAACGTCCTCAACGATGTACTCGCCATTGATGAGGTAGTAAGTAAAATCAGCAAAATATCTAAGTGCCGGCTTTGTTCTCTTTTCCCCCTCTATCTTAGTTTTAGGAGCCAATTCAAATTTTGCATGGTGCTCTAATCCAAAGATTTCACCGCGTTGCTGCATGGCTTTAAGTTCGATATATCGCTTGAGTTCTTTTTTGCTGTCGAAAGTCATCCCATCTAATGTGACTTTTGAAGCATTAAATTTATTACGGCCCTTTTTAGCTTTATGGCCGTTTGGAAATTTAGAGTGATAATCCGCTAAACTCATCGATGTCATTTAGGCTCACCACCATTGAGCACTTTCTCTAATTCTTTAAATGCTCGAATCATAGCCATTTGCAGAAATTCAAAGTTTTCTCTCTTATCCTGCTCAACATATTGCAAATTGCCTTGTATTTGTTGCAGGGCAAGATTTATCCGTTCTTGTAATTCCTTGAACTTCTGTTGATCTAAATTCGCCATACTGTTAGCAAATTTTATTACTGTATCCTTTTGTTTTATTAGCTCTTGCTGGTGTAGGCTTTCTTGCGCCATATCAACCAATGAAATGATATTTAATGGGTGAGCAACATAGTCAACAAATGGGCCGTAATGTCTATTGCAAGCATGTATAGCATCTTCAGCTGCCCGTCGAATGAGTACCAACTGTCTTGGTGATAACTTATTTTCGCTCATCAATCGGCGCTCCTTCATTAACTTTCTTTGCTTGCTCGATTGCCTTTTCTAATTGAAGTAGCTCGTTGTAATCAGTATTAGATAGCCCACTCCGGTTATATCGGCCTCGTAATTTTTCGTAGCGAGCCTTTGCTGCGTCTATATCAAAAGTTTCTAATGGTTTATTCATGACTGGCCCTCTTTATAACTCTCAAAGAAAAACTTCACAGGCTCAGATTTGATTTCAATCAGCCCAAAACGTAGTAAATGACGAGCATGTGTGCTATCTCGTAACAACTGAACATCACGATAATGTGTGAGCATCCTCCGCCACCCTTCCAAGGGCATAGACGACTTGTTTGTATTACAAGGAACACACGCTGGATTCATGTTTTCCAAAGTGTCGTTTTGCGGTCTAGTCATTTCTCCAGTAATCAACTTGCCACCGCCAACATGAATTAAATCTCGTCTCACTGCTTCGATATGGTCTGCATGCCATTTATCGCCAAGCAACTCACCACAGTAAGCGCAATGTCCACCAAACTTTTGTTTTAGCTCAGCACGTTTCTGTTTAGTTAACTTCATCGGCTATGCTCCACTTTCATACCGTCAAACTCTTGATCAATTACGGCCATACCGCGCACTACAGCTGCTTGTGAAGGAAGCTTCTTAAAATCAATAGTGTTTACTTCATGGCAGTGTTTGCACATAAACTTATTTTTCTTTTCAAGCTTTGCCTGTATTTCACGGACCTCTGCCAGCATTCTGTTATTGCGCTGAGTAACTTGATTAAGATCTTTTAAATATTTTGCTATCCATAAAACTGGATTAAGTTTTGTTTTGCAGTCCATACAAAGGATCTCATTATCTTCCTTTGATATTTGAATACGCCCGTGATCACACTCCACAATCTCATTTCTACGTGTGAACTTGATAACTTGATTTTGTTCATCAACATGAATCACATGCTTATCTTGGAAATGGCTCATACATTCGCCCCTTCAATTAGCTGAAGAATATTTCTAGGTATCGGCATACCTTCTCGGCGACACATCTCTGCGTATTCATGCGGATTGTCGAAAGGATCTGGCCCTAATTCTTTTGCAAGTTCAGGCTCTTTTTCCTTAGCCTTAAGCTTTTGTACTGGTGCAGGTTTACGACCATTGATTTTTAAGCGTTCCATCAATGATTGGAGATGCTTTTGCGCTTCGTCATTGCTCACAGGAACGTGTTTAGGTTCTTTGTGTTCTAGTTGTAGCGGTGGAGCGTAAAACTCTTGCTGACGACCTTTCAATTGAGCTTTAGCCACCATCACGTTGTAGGTTCCGAAGAAATTATCTTGAGCTGCTCGCATTTGGCCGGCTTCGATCAAATACATCACTTCGTCTAATGCATATTTTGTAATTTGTGTAATAACCACGGTACGGTCAGTCGTAAACTTACATGCACGTGACCAAGCTTCCTCTGGAGACATCCAACTTTCACCAATACACCAGGTGCGAAACTCGGCAAATGACGGCATAAAGCGTCCACCTGCTGTAAGTAATCGAGCAAGTGCGTTGTTAAATTGGTTTTGTTGAACGCCAACCAGTGTTTTAAGTGCGATTTGCTCAACCACTGACAGAGGAATTGCACTTTCGCCTGTTGCTGGAAATTGCTTATTGAACTGAGCAGCGTAAACAGTGCGAAGAGAAGCGATTAATTGACGCACTTCGTTCAAGGTAATCTCATGCATGACCTACCTCCTCAATCATTGGAAACTTTTTTGCTGGGGTTACATCCACGATTTGAGATTCGCTCTGTTCTTCAAAAAGATTAGCGAAGTAACCCGACTCTTGTGGTTTTTGACCAGCTGAATTGATTTGCTCTTGTTTCTTGCGGTTAGCAGCGACTTGTTTCTCGTTGTTTTGAACCCAAGAGAACCACTTAACCAACCAGATGCTTGGTGTATTCAACGAACTTGATTCGTTTGCAAAGTACCAGTCACCGAAATTTTGAATCATGGTTCTCAAGTCGATTTCAGGTACCGAAACAAATCTTTGTTGAGCAAGTGAAATGAAATCGTATTGAAACTCGCTGTATTCAGAAATGAATTCACGCATTGAATAGCGTTTGTGATCATCGATCTGATACTGAGCAAATTGAATTGGAGTTAATTGCGAATTTTCTCCACGCGTATTACTACTACTATCAATAATTGGTTCTTGGTTTATGGTTAATGGTTTATGGTTATTGGTTGGTTGCACATCCGTTTGTTCTTCGTTTAACGGATTTTCAACGACCGTTGAATTTTCGTTAGACGCTTGATCATCTTTTGATGAATCACTGTTGGACGAGCCTTTCTTTTTCGCTGCACGTTTTGCAGCAGACGCCTTACCAGCCTCACTCGCTTGTTTCTTTTTCCCGTGATATTCAGCAATTTCTCGTTCACAACGATTATTGCGATAAACACCTTCTTCAAGAATGAAAAACTCATCAAGTACATATTTGAGAGCTTCTTTTTGCTCTTCGGTAGTACATTGCAAACGACGTGCTAGACGATCAATGCTTGATGCATCAATCGCCTTTTCTGTGTCGTAATACATATCTAATAAGTCGCGGTAAATCGCACGCTCAATTAAACTGAGGTGGCGAGTCGCATTGTTGAAGTCACCAATATGGTGTTGGTAATAGTTCATGCGGCCCTCTCTTTTAATACTTTCTCAAAGCGTTCTTGCTGCAATTCGTAATATTGAGGATTCAATTCACACCCTAAATAATTACGGTTATGCATTAGTGCTACAGCTGCTGTTGTTCCGGATCCCATGAATGGGTCAAATACAACATCATTGACTCGAGATCCTGCTAATACACATGGCTCGATTAAGTCCATTGGAAATGTTGCGAAATGAGCACCCTTGTATGGCTTTGTAGAAACCTGCCAAACACTGCGCTTATTACGAGTAAGTAAGTCATACTCGCTTTCTGATCTTTCTGATCTATGAGTTCCATATGCTTGATTTGGAATAACAGCAGCTCTCTTACTATTTTTGCGTTTAAAACTATCGCGCGAAGATCTCGAGTAAACGGCTTTCATTGGACCGTTATGTTTCATCACGGCACGAGTACTGCCATGTTGTTGATCAAGATTTTGGGAAAGTCTTTTGATTGAGCTTTCTGCAACCGGTTCTTTAATTGCTACGTGGTCAAAATAATATCTACGTGATTTACTGAATAAGAAAATATACTCATGTGCTTTGGTACAACGGTCAGTAATACTTTCTGGCATTGGGTTCGGTTTATGCCAGATAATATCTTGGCGCAAATACCAACCATCAGCTTGTAGAGCAAAAGCTACTTTCCATGGAATACCAATTAGATCTTTCGGCTTTAAATTTGATTGGGCTGCATTTTGCTTAGGAAGAACTAGTCCTTTAGTTTTTGGATTCTTACCGTCGTTTAAACCTGTACGTGTCATGCCCCGACCAGAAC